TTGGAAACCCATTGATTCCGTATAGGCCTTGACATTTACGTTGCCGTAGTTGCTTCCAGCACCACCTGCGGTAGATTGTGTAGTGCCATCTGGAAATGTTAATACTCCACTGTTGGCAAACGTCCAGCTGCTGGACTGTGTGCCATTGCCTGCGGTAATTAAAACATTGCTACCATTGCCATTTATCTTGACGCGACTGTTACGTCCTGATTCTAGGACTAGATGTCCACGATTACCTGCACCATCACCTGCTTTAATACTGAAGGTGTAATCACTGGACAGCGTGATGATCTGATTGGTTGCCGCACCTGTTTGGAAATCTACAACAGTCGTGCCGTCTTGTCCTGAGAGATTTAGTGCCCCACCTGCTAGAGTGCCAGTATAAGTTGGTAAGTATGTGGCTACCTGCACGTTGCTGTAACTGCCAATACCTACATTGGCATTTGCCGCTGTGATCTGTCCATCAACATAGGCTTTCATTATGGTGTTGGCAAAATCTACATAACCTTTTAATCCCACGTTAGCCGCTGTGACATTAGCACTATAAGCATAGGTGCTGAGGTTAGTGTAGACTCCTACTTGAACATTACTATAAGCATTAGTAACGTTAGCATAATCAACTGTGCCAGTCCAAGCTGTGGTTTGTTTTGATGCATCCGAGAATATTATATTGCTAGTCACTGACAGTGGAACGTTTTGTATCATTACTTCTGCGGGCAACACAAGTAGATTGTTATTGCCACCTGCGCCGATGTTAACTCCATTGCCGGCTACCAGAGCAGAGATGTTTTCTACAGAAAAATTAAGGCTGTCAAGATTAGTTATACTCCCCACTAATCCTTGAGTGTAGCCAATGAAGTAATTTGCTGTGATATTTCCTGAATAGGTTGGTAGATATGCGGCTACTTTAGCATTACTATAGAATGACTGGTTATCAACATAACCCTTCATACCTACGTTAGCCTGTGTTACTTGATTGTTTTGTATAGTGTTGGCTTGATCAACATAACCTTTGAGTGCAGTGTTAGCTGTGGCTATAGAGTTGGTCAGCGATGTGTATACATTAGCATCATCATTGATTGAAGCTGCTATCTCGTTCAGCGTGTCAAGTATGCTGGGAGCACCACCTATAAGATCTGTGATCTGTTGATCAACATATCCTTTCATACCTACATTAGCTGATGAGATCTGTGCTGATTGGATCGTATTGGCTTGATCAACATAACCTTTTAGGCCAACGTTGGCTGCTGTGACATTGGCATTGAGCGCATAACTACTAAGATCAACTGTTACATTAGCCACCGCAGTGTTTACGTAAGCTACTGTAGGAATAGTGTTGCCATTGACAGTTAGATTGCCTGTAGCATCAATACTCAATGGTACTCCACCTACATAGATAGTATTGTTACTAACGAATAAATCACGCCATTGATGTGTGATATTACCCAAAGTATATGTGACATTGGCACTGGGGATTATATTTCCGTCAAACTGAGATAGATAGACTTTTACATTGGCATTAGCATAACTGCTTGCGCCACTTGCACCCTGTATGACATTACCACCAGGTGTTACACCATCGTGTATGCGTATGGTCTTGGCTTGTGTGTCAACGGTCAGCTCACCGGGCAGTCCCGTGTAGCGATTGTTCTGTATGGTATTACCGCGCAGGGTTAATACTTTGGTAACCTGTATGTTTGCGTAGCTTATAGCCATTATGGTAGAATTCCTGGGTCAATAACTGTTTCTGTAACATTAGTGATAGGCACAGTAGTAGAGTAATATGCGGGCAACACTTCTAGATCTAATGGAACATTAAAGTTATCATCCATATATAAAGGTGTTTCTGCGTTATCTGTGGTTTTTATCAGTCTGGTAGTTAGCTTGTAAAATCTTTGTTCTAGGCTGTTTACTACATTGGCTGTAAATAATACTGTTGTTGTTCCAATAGCTAAATTGCTATACTGCGCCTGTCCATTGGCAGTAAAACTGTAGGCAGTGACTTCATTGACAGGATCCTGTATGTCTATGCGCACACTATAGCCTACTAGATTAGCAGGTTTTTGATCCTGATTTTTAACGATTATTTGCATAGGATTATCTATGCCTTGATAAACTTTTATTGGGCGTGCATACACGGGTCTGTTCCTCGGTTTAAGTGTGGGATCTGAAAAGTCCAAAACTTCTATGTTGACTTTTTGAAGATATAAATAACTTGTGATTGTTGGCACTTTTCGTCTCGATCTCTTTAGTATATTTATCGCGGTTCCTATGGAAGACAGTTACAAGAAACTCTTAGATCAATACCCATTTATCAGCTACATCACCTACGGCGGTAACGACTACATTGGTATCATACAGAATTCAGACGAAGTTATAACCACGATCTACGACTTTGCAGCTTTGCGAACTTTAGAGCAAAAAAGTCAATTCCTTACACTGGCTGATCAGTGGTGGTGGGAAAGCAATAGACTAGTGCCTATCAATGTGTTTTTGAAACAGGATTGGGTAGAATTTCGGATTTGTTTAAAAACATTTAATAGCAAAGATGTAGAAATCAAACACGGCCCTTATGTGAGCCTTAAAGAAATAGCTCAGAAACGCAGTAAACGACGTAGTATTACACTGATTCGCAAAGTAGGTTAAGATTTACCGCAACCAATTGAGCATAGGCTACAGCATGTGCTTTCTTAAAACTATATTCACCCTCAACCTTGTCCCAAACAGTAGCTGCAACATCTTTCCACGTTTTGCCAATTAAGTGACGTTTGCCTGGACGGATCACGGCTAGGAACATAGCCAGTCTAGGAATAGAGTCCACAGGCTCTGGCATTTTTAACAGTGTGTCGTAGTGATTGTTGATATGGATTAATTGCTGACATATCGCTGGATCATATAACTTGGTCCAATCAGGTTCCTGCATGAGCTTGATCAAATGTGTTTCATCTCGAACCTGTTTATACACATGGACATTAAGTAAGTCTAGTTTCATATAGCCACGCTCTTCTGCGGCCTGATAGTCTAAACTTGCTGATCCTGAGAATGGATCTACAGGTATATCTGTAGCATATACGCCTGTATTATGACGAGTCAACTTACCATCACGTATGATACTAGCTGGTGTTACATTTAACAAGTTCAACACCTGCTCACGGTCAGCGAAATCTATGTCGATGTCTGAACGAAATTTCACATCTTCTCCGGTGGTAGAAAATCAGGTGGTGGTGTGTTGGGTATTATACCCATGCTTTCTTGCGGCTCAACTTTGGTCTGTTTGTCTAATTGTTGTTTAATCTGGGCTACATCATAACTTAATAAGGCAATGTCAAGTCTTACTGTAGCTATATCTTTGCGCAGTTCATCAAACAATACACGCAATTCATCAGCGATCATAGTTTCGCCTCCTGTAGTATGCTTTTTATCCATTCAGTATCTGCCACATAATCTTGGAATTTCCTTTGCCAATAGTCTGGATCTATCCAAGGCAGGATTATTCCCACCTGTTCTTCATTTAGTTGATCAAGGAAATCAACACCGCTGGTACAGTTATAGACAATCCAAGGACTAATCCTGCCATTAGCGATATGATGGCAAATGCGATTAGCATTGCCAAACCTAAACAAAACACTAAATCCGTTTTTAAACTCTCCCAATTCATCCGCATAATCCTGCATCTCCTTTAGAGCACGTTCAAGCGCATCTTGAACTGCTTCCTTACGCATATACGTTTTAAGATATTCTAAATACACTCGCTCATGTGTCCAATGATCTAATTTTTTATTTTCTTTTATGACCCAATCGATGAACATCTTAGGGTTGACCGCACGTATAGCTACCATGTGTCGACCAAATTTTACGAACGCACGATAGTAAGGACTAGCTACAAAATCCACATAGCTTTTCATCTTTGCTGAACCCTGTGTGAGTTCATAGAAGCGTAGATATGCTTGGAGTCCAAACTGCACGCCAGTTTCTTTTTCCTGTTGCCAGCGACGTTTTTCTTCGCAGAGATGTGCCGCAAGTGTTGACTCCTTGCGGAACTCTTTGGAGCAATACTTACATTTATAGCTCGGCTTTAATTGATTTGTCATCAAATCCGAGGTTTCGTGCCATGTCTGCAATATCTCGTTTATCATTGATCTTCGCTAGTAGGTCTATTTCGTCTGATTTTAAATTAGGATATAACTTAGCCAAGAACTTTTGGCTTTTGTTATCGCCTTCTTTTTTCTTTGTCTTTAACCAATAGTGAAATTGATTACCCATGCCTGGACTCACTGATGTGCAGGCTAACCACTGTAGTTTAGGATGGCGGTTAATATCAAAAAAGTGTTTGTTCACACGTTCATTTGTGGCCATTAGATAGTAAGCCTGCATGTCACCACTGCCACTTACATTAGCACCATATTTCAACATGAGATATGTGCTGAACTGTTTACGTTGTTCGTCAGTAAATTTATCATAGTAGGCGCGATCCTTGCGATCAAATGCCGCCATCTCATTGCCGATATATAATGGATCTGGATTACTCACTTCTTGCTCCACCCCTTGCTGAGGTATGTTAGTATACGATCAACACTAGACTGCATACTATTATATTTGTTCTGTAGATTTTCAATTTGATCTTGCTGACGTTCTACTAAACGCAATAATCTGTCTACTGCGGCAGTTTGCTCTCGCAATTTCTTATCTTGGCTTAGTAAGTTTGGACGCGGTGGAGCATTTGGATCTACTGCCCGTTTCTTTTTCTGTTTAAATTGTTGTGGATTAAATGCCATCTTTTGATTCCTCTGAGAGCTTATATATAATTATACATTTTTCTACTGCGTCTGTCAAGGCTAGATTTCGATTGCGATTTTTGTATATATCCGTCCACATGCGTTGTTCTACCAATTCTCGAGCTTCCCAGCTTTGCCCAATCAAAATCCGTTCACTAACAGGAGCACCTGCCTCGCGAGCATAGGTAGTCAACCCACCGTCTGGACTTTCATATATGTATGTTGCGCCAGGTTTTAGATTACCCATTACCAGTGCCTTATAATTCCTGCTATTATGAATAGATTTGTTATGATATATAATGCCACTATAGCTGTTCTGATGGATGCAATTACATCTGCTTCCTTATCTGTAATACCTTCTTTTTGTCCTAGAGCTTTGGCCCAAAGTCTCCACATGCTCAATCCTTTCTTTACCATATCTTACCGTAGTCCACCACTTCACTTTGCCTGCTGATATCTTTGACGAAATAAGCACACAGTGGGTGCTCACCGTCGGTGATAGGCACTGCCAACATCTGTCCTGGACGCAGTTTTGGAAAATACCATTTGACATCTTGATAGATATCTACTATTTCAATCGGGTGGAACTCTGGTTTAAAACTATCTAATGGATTAAAACAGAACACGCTGAATCCGCGATCGTTGATTGATGTCAGTGGTATGACTTCTAAGTCGCCAAAATCTGGCTCACCAATAAGTATCTGCCAGTCCACAGGCATCTTGACCAAATGATTTCCAATACGCAATACCAACGCTGGACTGTTAAACGATTCCAAGAAGATCAGTGGTATAAAGAAGTAGTCGGGATTCTTTGGATCGCTGTTGTCCAATATAGCGAAACGTAGATCTTCGACTTCATCTGGAATCTCATTCATCTCATACGCGGTGTTTTCTAAGGTTAATATATACATATCTTATTGCCAATCGGTCTTTTCAACGACGAATGGGTAGTTAGCCTCCTTGTAAAATTGTTTTCTTTTAGTTAAGTGCCGTTTGGCAAATTTGCAGGTACTTGTTATGTCCCAGATCTGGACGAAATCTTTGTCCTCAGCTTTGCGAATACCGCGGCCAATTGACTGGATAACTCGAACAAAGCTCTTACCAGGCTCAACAAGCACAAGGTTAAAAATACGAGGAATATTGATGCCAACAGCGGCAACACCATAAGTGGCAACAATAACTTTGTCATCCATCGTCGCAACATCGTCATATTGTTCTTTCCTATCATCTGCTTTAGTTCCTCCCGAAACAAATACTGCATCTTTAATTTTTTCTATTAATGCTCTACCTGGAGCAATGCGATCAACTAATACCAGTGTATTACCTGATTTACGAATAGTTTCTACTAACTTAGCGATATAGTCTAGCCGACCTTCTGTTTCTAATAGATATCGTAACTCACTTTGATAATCTCGATATTCCACATGATCAACTAGCTGTAGGACATTTACATGGCAGTTGGCTAATACGCCCTGCTCTTGTAATTCACTGGCACTTAATCGGCCAATAACGTCTCCAATTGAACACTTTAGGCTGACAAATTCGTAATCTTCTTTAGGGATCGTGCCGGTTAGGCCCCAGCGGATAGGTATATGTGCCATTACCCCAGTCAGTAATGTTTTAAGCGCATCTGCTTTGGCCATATGCACTTCGTCAACCATAACACAGACCACATCCTGTAGGAACTCACCGATAGTGATGTCCACTTCATGATTGCGTGATCCTTTAAGCAAGATGTTTAGACTCTGCCAAGTGCAGATAGTATGTGTGCGTCCAAACTCTTTACGGTCGCCAAAGTATACTCCGACATCCAATCCCATGTTTATATAGTCTGCTTCTGTTTGCGTTACCAATGATTTGTTTGGAACGATGACTATCGTTCTACCATGTGGTTCACAGCAATAACTCAATGCGGCTGTAATTAATGTCTTACCTGCACCTGTCGCTACTTCCTGTAGGCATTGGGGATTAGCTAAAAACTTGTTGATTATTTCAACTTGATAATCACGTAGGACTATTGGTTCGCCTGCCATTGGATGGCGAGCTGGCCAATTGATATGTTTGAATGTCGCTTCTGTTACCTCATCAAACTCATACTGTGTTTTATAGTCACGTAGATCTTCTAACTCTAAACTATAACCCTGTTGATCTAAATAGGGAATGATCTCTGGTAATAGGTTAACATAAGTGCTGCCACCTAATTGGAAGAATGCTACCTTACCATCCCAACGACCTAAACGGACAGCTGGTAAGTAGCGGGCGCCAGGTATCTCATACTTGAACTTGTTTGAAAGTTCTTTGCGTTCATGTAAGTCTAAGCCTTCTATCTTTACATTAACTTCATCTTTAATTATCAGTCTAGCCAATGCCATTTATTTTCCTAATATTTGCAAATACCAATTTATATTGTGGATTGAGATAATCTCTATTTTTAGTATTTGAAAGTTTATTAATTATAGCATGGTTCGCTATACGTATCAACCCCGATTGTAGATTATCAACTGCTTTACATTTAATTTGAATTTCTGTTGATTCAGTCTGTAGAGAAACTTCTTCGCCATCACCGATTGATAGAGATCGTAAATCATCGGTATTTACTTCTATCAAGGGTCTATTGATATTTGGTATCATACAGTTCATGCTGTCTTTTTGTCTATATCCGCACTGCAAAACAAATTTGTAATCAGTGTCTGTTAATTTCGAGTTTAGTGCTTGTAATGATCTTAACAAAAATTTTCCGGTTAGATCGATTGGCCCACGATCAACATTGATCGGAAAATTTACCTGTCCCCATCCTTTAGTATCTATATCATATACCGCTGTATCTGCTAGTTCTCCTGCTGTTTCAATTGAATTTGTTTCGCTGGCTACTGTAAATATTTTCCACCAGATCAAAGAAACTATAGGATTCTTGTAACGGATACCAACGGTCCTATATAAAACGTAGTAGACTACAGGTTCTTTATTTTTAAATTTATCCAATAAAATCTCAAAAAATTGCAGTCTATGACTATGATATTTTGCTATTAGTTCTTTTATATTTTCTTCATCGATTAAATCTAAGCGACCAAGTAAGGTTTCATATACGCTTTCGGCTGTTGGATTATTCGATACTATAACAGGCTTCGATAATCGAGCTAAATTATTAG